AGTTTTATCTAATTGTTTGGTCATGAGAATGATCCATCAAATCCAAAGTCGTCTCCAACTTCAATCAAGTCGTTGTCTGCAGTAGTTATGGTTCCAATACCAGCACCTGCAACGTGAGCAGCAGCTGCGGTGCCATCTTGTGCTCTCAAAATAGTTATTTCATTACCATTAATCTTATCCACATAAATGGATTCGTTATCAATAATAATATAACCATTTTCTACCAATTGAGTTCCATTATTCACTTCAACTCTTACGTCACTATCACTAATATCATTAGTTAAAGTAGTTGCTATGACATCATCATAATTCTTCGTTGCCCTTGGAAGAACACTATAAGTAACATCTCTTCCACCAGTTCTGGAATCTGCACTGGAAGAATCTGCAGCAATGTATCCAATAGAAACCTTCTTAATGAGGTCATCAGTAGTAGAGGATACGGGACCGAATAGGTAAGTCTTAGCACTGAATCTTAGCGTATATAATAAAACTCTTCTTGTACTATAATCACCTTCATAATCATCCACCATTGTAATATTTTCTAATATAACAGGAATATCTCTTTTTTCACCAATAGATTCTACTAAGTCAACTGATAAAGAATATGCAGGTTGAAAATATGGAAGTATCTGCTCAGTAATCTGCAATGCATCATCATTCAACTTACACATTATACTCAGTTCAAATTGCATATTATAAGGAACTGGCATATATGTTTTCTTTGTCGTAGACTTATCTGCAGATGCTCCTGAAAGAAATGTTTGAGTAGTTGTTACTTTACGAGTAGGATCATATGTCATTCCAATAAATTCAAATGACATTCTTGGTAATGTAATTTGAACCTTTTTATTAAGATCTGGCGACTGTTCTAAACGTGCTAAAAATTTCTGTGTTGGTCCATAAGCCAAAGGAACACGAATAACACTAGCAGTTGCATCATTACTATCTTGGTGTTTAACGGTTATTCCATTAAACAATGTACCAAAAGAAATAATGGTTCTTCTTAATATTTCGTGATAAAAATACTCAAACATTATTCAACAGTTTTATTAGCTCTATTTAGGGGGTACCAAATGGGTTCTTCTCAGAGAAGTCTAATATATCATCGGCAGCCACTTCAATCTCATCATTTCTTGCATAAGGAGTAACTAAGTCATCAGTATTAATGACTCTAACTTCTCTTGTTGCTTGTGCTCCAACAATATCTTCTCCCTTAGTCCATGTACCATCAACAATCTTAAGTTCCAGAATACCTGTGCTTGCATTCCAACTATTAACTATACCTGTGGTGCTACTTGCGGCACCTGTAACTGTTTCACCAACCTTATAATCACCAAATGCACCAGTGTCTGGAGCAGCGATGGTAAGAGTAGGAGTATCCCCTCCAGTGTAACCAACACCAGCATCCTTCCATCTAATAGCAGTAACAATACCTGCAGAACTGATAACTGCTCTTGCAGATGCAGTAGTTCCCACTCCAGGTCCAGCAACAGTTACTAATGGTTCTGTAATATATCCAGAACCTCCCTCAGTAATGGTAACAATACCTAAGGTACCATCTGCTATCTCACTTGTTGCAGCAGCACCTACGCCTGTCTTATGGATAAATCCAATTCCAGGAGCAACACTATATCCATAACCTGGATTTCTTATTTCAACACCTTGTACCTTAGTATCTAATACACCATCACAATTGATAATATTATCAATTAGTGTCGCAATTCCAACTGCAGTATATGTTTTATTAGAAGATCCTGGAATACTAGATCTTACAGAAGAAATAGCAACTCTTGGTGGATATTGAGTAACAGTAGAAGTTACATAATTAGATCCTCTATTTGTCAGAGTAATTGTTCTCAATCCACCTTCAGTTACAATCCCAGTAACAGCAGTTGCTTGAATAGCATCTGTAACCATAGTAAGAGTTTGAATATATCCTTTATCAACTACAGAATCATCAACAGAATCAACACCAACATCAACAACCTCATCCTCATAGCGGAAGAGCTCACATCTCAATTCATAAACATAATTCTTCTGAAGTTGATAGAATGGTTTTTCGTGTTCTACATACTTAATCTCAAAAAGTCTATCACCTAATGGAAACCAAATTAGATCTCCTTCTCTAGGTCTTGTAGTTAATTCTATATTGGGAATATTCTTAATAAGAGGAGATATATATTCTTCATATCTTTCTTTAGAAATAATCAGTACAAGATCATCTAATTCCTGTACACCAAATTTTGATAATAAAGTTCCTACTCCTTCATACCCATCAAAAGTATCAACATATGCCTCTAATGGATATGCATTATTAAAGGAAGACTGCACTACTTCTCTAATCACAGTAGTGGTATTTCCATATTCTCTTGGTAGATAATATACTTCTACGCCATACATGCGTAGTTGTTCATTAATTAGATCCTGAACCAGATTTTGTTCTGATACTGCACCTTGTTGAAAGTAGGGATTAAGAGCCATCGCACTAACCTACCATATCTAAAGGTGGCAACTCGTAGGTACTTGACATTCTTTCTAATAATGAATCAATGTCTCTTTGTCCATCATCATAAATTTGTCTACCATTAAGTTCTATTCCACCAGGAAGTTTTACTCCACCAAATTTAAGTAAATTTTGACCCCACTGTCTCTTCATTAAAGCAACAGCATACATCTTTAAGAATTGATCATTCCATACTTTAGTATAATCGTTAGGATCCACCAGACGATAACAATCCAAGATCAACCAATCATCTAATGTTAAACTACCCCAATCTATATCAAGATATAATCTTTCCATCCTTTTATTAAATCTAATCTGCTTTTCCGTCGTCAAAAGGAAATTAATATCTTCCAAATATGTTTTAGTCATTGCATATTGAAGCAATTCAACAGAATTGAAATAATACAAATCATTTAAAAATAACTGATATTTAATACTGAACATTCCACCAGAAATAGAACTAGTATCAAATTTAAATATCTTTTCTACACCCATTACAGAATCGGGAACCTGTAAATAATTTGATGTTTCATAAAAAGTAGAAGTTATAGACCCAATTCCACTATTTACTCCTGTTGCTGTAGTA